CAATGAGTTTTGGTGTCGCCCTTCGCAATTCGGTGGCCATTGGCCTAGCCGGCATTGTCACGCTGTTTTCAGGCACGCTAGATAGCGGCGCATCGGTCGGCAACCTTCTCACCGAGTCTGGCGAAAATCTCGTCCAAGAGGACGGTGGGCAAATTCTTTTGGAGTGACCTAAATGGCCGTATTTTTATCTCCAGTGGGCGGTGTTGCGGCCCAGTTTTTCACCAACACCGGCGCTGTTCTGACTGGCGGTAAGCTGTACACATATGCGGCTGGCACAACAACTCCTTTAACTAGCTATACAACTAGCGCAGGAAATGTTGCTCGCACTAACCCTGTTGTGTTAGATGCTGCTGGTCGAGTGCCTAGTGGTGGTGAAATTTGGATTTTGCCTGTTTCATATAAATTTGTATTAAAAGATGCAAATGACGTATTGATTGCAACATACGACAATATTTTTGGTGTTGGCGCATTTGTTGTAATAAATTACACGGGAAATGGATCAACTGTTGCGTACGCCGTTTCAGGAAATGTGGTTGCCGTTTATATCAACGGTGTATATCAAAATAGAAACACATATTCTGTGTCAAGCGGTACTTTGACATTTACTCAAGCGCCGCCTCTTACTTCTTTAATTGAAATTCTGTACAACTGATAAGGAATCATCATGGCAGATAAAAAGATTTCCGCGCTGACCGCAGCATCCACCCCATTAGCGGGAACCGAGGTTCTGCCAATTGTTCAATCTGGCGCAACGGTTAAAGTGGCCGTGTCTGATTTAACAGCTGGCCGAGCAATGGCCGCTTTAAGCCTAACAACTGCGACAGTGCAAGCATCAAACTCCGGTGGCTTGGCGCTTAAAAATTCAGGCGGCACAACGCAAATGCTTTTGGGTGGTGGCGGCGGCGATAACATTACACTTTCTGTGGCCACCAACATTACGCCAGCCAACGCTGCTGTAGCGATTAGCCCAACAGGTACAGGCACCGTAACGCTTAATCCTGCAACAGCTAGTACCATTAACAATATGTCTATTGGTGCTACAACTGCATTGGCAGGGCGATTTACTGACGTTACTTTAACCACAGGCAATCTTATTGTTGCAAGCGGTCAAGGAATTGATTTTTCTGCCACATCAGGTTCAGGCACAAGCGAGTTGTTGGCTGACTATGAAGAAGGTACTTGGACACCCACTCTTGGTGGAACAGCAACATACTTAGCCCAAACTGGTAGATATACTAAAGTGGGTCGGCTTGTTTATATTCAAGGCACACTTTACATAAATGCAATCGGCACTGGGACAACATCTTTAGTGTCTGGTTTGCCTTTTACGGCTGTTGATGCACATCCTATAAGCATACAACTTGGTGGTAGTGCACAAGCATTTTCAGCAGTTTATGGGTACATAAATTCCACAAATGTCAGTATAACTTACAACGCTGCTCTTGCAGTATCAAATCAAACTGCTGCTAATGTGTTTACTGCTTTGACATACATTGACTTTAGCGGTTGCTATTCTGTTTAAGGAAAAATATGTGGAAAATTATTTCAACAAAGATTTTTCTGCGAAATGATGGGCTACCCTCAATGCGTGTTTATTGGGACGTTAACGGTCAATTAGGCGTTACTGACCTTATCCACGACAATAGTTTTCCTTACGGAAAAACATCGCTTGCTGACGTTTTAGCTAAAGTAAAAGAAGTCTTAGGTGATGAAAAAGTAGCCACGTTGGAAAGCAAGGAATAAAAATGGCCCTCACAAAAGTAACCAATTCAATGATTGCTGGCGCAGTCGTCAATGTGCAAGATTTTGGCGCTGTTGGTGACGGTGTTGCGGATGACTCTGGTGCTATTCAAGCGGCAATTGATTCTTTATCGTCTAACGGTGGGACTGTTTATTTTCCTCCAGGCGACTATGTGATTGCCAACACAATAATTGCAAGTTCTGCCAACGTGGTGTTTGATTTAAACAAACAATATCTTGCGTTTAAAAGTACCTATCAGCCAATTGACCCCATCACCAACATCCCCATTACGGGTTCAGAATATGAACTTTACCCAGTAATGTTTGCAGTGACCGCTGACAATTGCACGTTTATCAACGGCAATTTTCATCAAGGCAATTACGGGTTGTCTACCCAATTTATTTGGGGCAACAACAACAACATCTCCAATTTGCGCGTTCTTAACTGCGATTTCTATGATTGTCTTTATGTGGCGGGACAACAAGGCGTAGCCGTAATTGGGCGACCAAATTGCTCCGGCATGGTTGTTGATAATTGCTATTTTGAAAATTGTAAAGCCGCTGTAGTTGTTCAAGGTTCAAACGCGACCATTAGTAATTGTCAGTCAATAAATACAACGTCTAACGGCGGTACGGATTCAATGTATTCCATTGATTCTGGAAACAATGACAGCGTTATTAATTGTCTTTGCACAAAAGACGCTAACGCGGCTCAAGCCGGTAACGTCATTGAAATTGGCGCTACCACCAATTACTTAGTGCAAGGCAACATAGTTGTTGGACTGACGGGCGGTGTGGGTATTGAAAACGTCATCATTGGTCTTAGCGGAACTGGCTCAAACGGCATCATTACGGACAACATTATTGATGGCGGTGGATTAACCGCTGTTGGAGCCTTGGCTTTTATTAAAGTTTCTCAATGCAACAGCATAGAAATTAAAAATAATCTATTGCGAAACCCACCAATCAATGCACCGGCAGTAAATGGTCAGGGCATTGTGACTACGGGAAGCAATATAACCGTCCGCGCTAATCGCGTTTTTCTTGGCGCTAATGACAGATTTTCCAGCGCAATTGAAGTTGGGCAAGGTACTAATTCTGGGCCATTGTTTATTGAAGACAACCAAGTTGTTACTTACGGATTAGGTCTGGATGTTGGTGGAACAGACAACGGTGGCTATATTGTTCAAATTAAAAACAATACTCTTACAAATATGCAGACCGCTATTCGATCTACGTTTACTGGTAGAAATACAAAAATTTATCTAGAAAACAATACATTTGAGCCTGATCTTTTAAATCCAGGCGTTAACGTATTTCCGTACACCAGAAGTTTTGCACAAGGCGCTGGTGCATATCCGCACAGAATCAACAAAAGAAAAGTTTGGTACGGCCCTGAAGAACCGACTGTTACTTATTACGACAATTCATCTTGGGAAATTGGCGATACAGTTTATAACTTATACCCCGCAGTTGGAAGCCCTATTGGTTGGAAATGTACAGTTACTGGAACTTTTACTGCCGCAGCCACAACTGGAGGAATCACAAGTGGAACAACAAGTTTAGTTGTTGCCTCGGCTACTGGGTTTGAAGTTGGGGACTACATTACGATTGCTGGTGTAACAGGAACCAAACAGATCAGGGTAATTGTGGGAACACCTTTCACAATAGACTCATACGCAGATGCAACTGTAGCGGCGGCGGCGGTAGTTACGCCAGTTCCTGTATTTACCGCAATGGCTAATCTTTAACCCGTACCAGTTCGGACAACTGGAAACCTTAATGCCTGACTGGATGGTCAGGCTGGAAACAAGGAAATATCATGTTAGAAAAAATTGTATCTGTCGATCTAATTGAAGTTGTTGAAAACGGCTGCATTCAAGTTCGCACTAAGACCTCTATTCTTGAAGATGGCAAAGCAATCAGTAGCCAATTCCACCGCCACGTTGTTGTGCCTGGTGCTGACGTAAGCGCTGAAGATGCCAAAGTGCAAGCCATTGCCGCATCTATTCACACACCCGCAGTTATTGCTGCTTATCAAGAAAAACTTGCAGAACAACAAATTCCTGCCGCATAATAGCGGCACAAACTGTATCGGCCCAGTAGACCGAGGAATCTTAGGATTCAGAAAACATGACTGAAGAAGTCCAAGCCCTAGCGGAAGTAGACTCCGCGCCAACCACGGATGTGACGGCCACACCTGAAGTTGCTGAAAGTACGCCGGAAGTAGCTGAGACACAGGCTGCCAAGACATTCTCGCAAGAGGAACTTGACGCTGCTATTGGCAAACGCCTCGCAAGAGAGCAACGTAAGTGGGAACGGGAACAAGCAAATCGGTCTGCGGAAACGCAAATCGTGAAGGCTGCACCAACTGCCAGCGTTGATCAATTTGAAAGCCCTGAGCATTATGCGGAAGCATTGGCTTACCAAAAGGCAGAAGAGTTGATCGCCAAACGTGAAGCGGCCAAGCAGCAATCGGCTGTTCTTGAAAGTTATCACGATCTTGAAGAAGAAGCTAGGACTAAGTACGACGACTTTGAACAAGTCGCCTACAACCCTAAACTTCCAATCACAAACGTGATGGCAGAAACGATCCAGTCTTCGGATGTTGGGCCAGAGTTAGCGTACTATCTCGGCTCTAATCCAAAAGAAGCAGATCGCATCTCACGCATGTCGCCATTGAGCCAGGCGAAGGAAATTGGGAAAATTGAGGCCAAATTGGTTTCAGCGCCCCCAGTTAGAAAAACGACATCTGCGCCAGCGCCGATTTCACCTGTCACCGCACGCTCCGCTGGAGTGTCGGCCTATGATACAACTGATCCTCGGTCTACCAAGTCCATGAGTGCATCAGAGTGGATTGAGGCCGAACGCAAACGACAAGTGAAAAAGTGGGAAGCACAGAACCGCTAATTTTTTTAAAGGACTTTTAAAATGTCAAACAGTATTCTGACGATCGACATGATCACAAGAAAATCTCTCGAAATCCTTGAGAACAACCTTGTGATCACCCGTAACGTGAACCGCCAGTACGACGACAGCTTTGCTGTTGAAGGTGCTAAGATCGGTTCAACCCTGCGTATCCGTTTACCTGACCGCGCTTTGGTAACTGACGGCGCCGCCCTGCAAGTTCAGGACGACAACGAACAGTTCACCACTTTGACCGTTGCCAGCCAAAAACACATCGGTGTCAACTTCACATCTGCTGAATTGACCATGCAATTGGATGACTTCGCAGAGCGTGTGTTGAAGCCTCGTA